CCGCTCCACCCGGCTCAGCGTACTTAATGCTGCCACCGCTGGTCGCGTTTGTGTTCCCATCGGTGAAATAAATAAAACAATCCCCACCCGACGCAGAGTTAATTTCTACGGATGCCTCGGTATCTTCAACAAACAGGGTTCCCGTCTTGATGCCAAGAGCGTTATCGGCATCTTGCACATGCAGCTTTGTTGCCGGGCTGGTCGTCCCAATGCCCACGTTGCCGCTGCTGTCGATGCGGACACGCTCGCTGTTATCCGTATAAAATAGCAATTCATCCGATATATCATACCGAATTACGTTTTTATTAAATGCGTCACCAGACAATTGCTGGAGGGCAAAATCGCCATCGTCGGCTGTTCCAAAGCGATACCCAATATCTGGGTCTGGCGTCGTGTTTGTAGAAACAAATTGGGGAAAGCCTGTACCTTCTGTTTCGATTTTTGTCCCTGCTAAGATAAATCCGCTTACGTCGATCCCTGTGGAGGTGGTGGCAAGTTTTTGGTTGTTGTTGTAATATAGCGTTACAGCCCCATTGGTCTCAAACTGTGCAAGCGTTTCGCCACCGGCACTTTCAAAGTCAACGCCTGTACCATTAGACGTTACTTTTAATGCACCAGTACCCGCTTCCTCAATGTAGCTGTTTGACCCATCATGATATATGCTTAGATCAGACCCAGCGCCAAAGATGGCTTTACCGTTGTCGCCAAAGGTGATGTTGGCTGACGTGCTTGCGCCTGCCAGTGTGGTTGTGCCTGTGGCTGTCAGGTTGGTAAACGTACCTGCGCCAGCCGTTGTGCCGCCAATGGTTACACCGTCCAGAGTGCCAGACGTGAAGGCGACATTGCTGCCGTCCTTTCGCGCAAGTTCAAGACCGCCCGCCGTGCTGCCGTCATGCACATGCACCGACTTGTTCGTCGTATTGACCGACAATTCACCTTCTGCGCCAGTGAATGAAGTGTGCTGTGCGGCTGTGCCGCGACGACGTTGAACCTGCTTGGTCATCTGTTCTCACCCCTTTGGCCTGATAGGCCAGACAATGTAATCCACAGGCTGATCCGGTACATCCCTCAGAGCCTGCCTGTATGCTCTCCACGCTTCCCTATCCACCGGAGCGTCCGCAACCTGCGTCCAATCACTTGCGGCAAGAAGGCGATCCCTGCGAAGCCTGACCTCCTGCCACTTTTCTTCGGAAGACAGTTCAGGTTCGTAAGGCTGGATAGCACCATCAACAACCCGTGTCTTGCCAACAAGGCGAGGACTAAAGCCCTCAACCAAATCAATATATCCCTTCGTACTGCCTACTCTGGCCTCAATATCCATTGTCGTGGCAATCTCCAGAGTGATGCCTGTGTCCAGATCATACACGATGAATTGATTCATTTGAACCTCGCAAAGATTATCAGGTCATTTTGCAATTCACTGCCGTCCTTGGCTATAAGTTCAGATCTGTAATATCGGGTTATCCCATTGTTTTGAGTCGTTGCAGCAATGACAGTGCCATCTATGGTGATAGATTGCGTATCGCCAGGATCTTGAGCGGAAAAACTTCTTGACTGTGAGGCAATTTCATTGTTGGTGCTGCCGGAAGAAGCCCCCTTGTAGACCCTGCAGCCAGCAGAGGCTGAAGATGCTGCTTGATGGAAGTCTTGGAACATAGCCATCACGATAATCTCAGCTTGCGCGCCACTGCTGTTGGTGAAAGCGATCTCCTTGTTTCCCGAACCGCCAACAGCGCTCTCAATAACGGAAACGGAGAAACCGGCAATTTTTGCGGTGTCCACCTCAAGGTTGCCGATCTTGGCGTTTGTGATGGCCCCATTGGCGATGTTGGCTGTATCAACCTCAATTGTACCAAGGTCAGCAGAGATAGCCGACAACTCGCTCACGCTAATTTTGTTAGCCGTCACCGCTCCCGCTGCAATTTTTGACGTAATGACCGACCCAGCCGCCAGCTTGTCTGCGACAATGGCCCCAGTGCTGATTTTATCGGACGTGATGGCGGCTGAGAAGATCTTGTCCGACACCACAGCATTGGCCGCAATCTCGTCAGCACTCACAGCGCCCGCTGCGATGGTTCCGGCTGTGACGGCATCGGCAGCAATGGCACCCGCCTCGACAGCGTTGGCCGCGATCTTTCCAGCCGTTACAGCATTGGCGGCAATCTTATCCGCAGCCACAGCGTTGGCAGCAATCTTGTCAGACGAAATGGCCCCGGCGAATATCTTGTTGGATGTAACAGCGTTTGCCGCGATTTCATCTGCCGTGACCGCTCCGGCTGCTAACTTGCCTGTTGTAACTGCGCCAGCGTCAATCTCGGCAGCAGTGACGGCCCCTGCTGCAATCTTCGCCGTGGTGATAGCGCCGGATGTGATCTCGGCGGCAGTTACAGCATTAGCTGCAATTTTATCTGTCGTGATAGCATCAGCGGCAATCTCGTTAGCTGTAACTGCACCCGCTGCCAGTTTGCCCGTTGTGACAGCGCCTGACGAAATCTTGGCAGCGGTGACAGATCCAGCAGCAATAGAACTTGCAGTAACAGCATTCGCAGCCACCTTGTCAGCGGTAACCGCATCAGCCGCAATTTCAGATGCAGTGACGGCCCCCGCCGCAATTTTAGGTGACGTAATTGCGTCTGAAGCAATCTTGGTTTCAGTGATTGCACCAGCCGCTATAACATCAGCCGTAACAGCATCATTTGCAATCTTGGCTGTTGTAACTGCGTTGCTACCGATCTTGGCCGCTGTAACAGCAGAACTTGCAATCTTAGCAGATGTGACGGCGTCAACGCCCAGTTCTGTACTTGTGATCGCTCCGACTGCAATCTTGGCAGTTGTGACGGCATCATTGCCGATCTTGGTCGCCGTGATAGCAGCATCAGCAATTTGTGTGCCGTCAACCTGTCCGGTGAGGTCAGTAGCGGGAACAGCCGTTGTCCAGGCCGTGCCTGTGTACCGATACAGTTTGTTGTCGGTGGTGAGCAGAACGACACGACCTTGCGTCAGATTCGTAGTTGGCAGACTTGCCACGCGCTCAATTGGGCGCAGATCATCGCTGAACAGGTTTTCACCGATTGTACCTGTAATGTCGTCAGTGTTTACAGCCGCAGTCCACGCCCCACTAACTAGGCGGTACAGCTTGCCATCTGTGGTCAGAACAACAACTTGTGGGCCAGTATATCCACTGACGGTCGGCAGAGTAGAAACAACACCGACAGGTTCGATGCCAGCGGCAAAAGAGGCATATGTGACCGACCCTGTTTCAACTGCTGAACCAGTGTAAATATCCGTTGACCAAGATGATGATGCTTCGTCCCAGCGATATATGGTGATGTCAGATAAAAGCAGGACAAGCTGGCCGTCGAAGTCACCGGATGATGGCAGCGATGACACCGGCTCAATACCAAACGCACCCGCCTCCTGAAACAAGTCGTTGACTGCATCTGAAAAGTCGTTTGGCTCAATCAGCAGCGTCGTGGCCGACGCAGCAGAGGAAAAGTCAGAAGCATTCAGCGAATTATCTACTGCCCGAACCCAATAAAAACGGGTCGTATTGTTTGGCAGGTTGGAGTCGGTGAAGTTAGTACCGGACACCACGCCAACGCGCGTTGCAGTTGACAGGTTATTGGTGGTGCTGCGCCAGATTTCAACATAGTTCAGATCTGGATCGCCGGGGTTTGCCCAAGACACCATGATCGACTTGTAGTTGCCAGAAGCAGATAGCCCAGATGGAATGCCGGGCGGTGTCGTGTCGCCTATTGAACCCAACGATGCGCTGGCAAAAGGCGACCGAACGCCAAGCGAATTTATCGCCCGCACACGCACATTGTAGTCATAGTTGTTCAGCACTGGCTGGATGACGTGCGTGGTGCTACTGCTAAATGTGGAGACATATTCCGCATCTGGCGTCAGGATTGGCTCGCTAACCAAGCCATAATCTTCTTCGTCGGTGTAGCTGTCCGCTACGCTGCCGAAATTTTCCTGTTCTGTGTACGCATCGGCAATAGACGCATAGTCTTCCTCGCCACCAAGTCGCTTGTACTGAACTTCATATTGCGTAACGAACGCATTGGTGCTTGCGGTCCAATCCGCGCGAATTGCAGGAATAGTGGCACCATCGTCGTTCACAACGCTGGTCGCGGTCAATGTTAGGCCGCTCACCGCCGCAACAGTATTGAAGTCTGGCAGATCGGTGTTGTTGTGAATGATGTCCGTTTCTTCTGCATTCCAGTCAAAGGCATCTTCGCTGGTTTCCCGCAGTGTCAGCGTGACCCGCAGATCACCGGCCTCTGATGATGACCCAAAGGTCCAGCCGACAACTTCAAACTCCTTCTCGGTCCATCCGTATCGCTCATTGGTGAGTGCGATGATCTCGCCGACTTCTACATCAAATGCGTTTAGACCAAAGTCTGCCGTAAGCGTCATTTGCTCCCGGCCACGAAACAACGTCAACTTGGCGAGCCGCTGTGCAGTCGCGGAACTGGTGGTAAACGGCAACTGGAGATCAAGCATTGTCTGTTCGCCGCCGTCTTCAGTCTCAAAGGCGGTGCTGTTTATTGGTGGATAGTCAGTCGCAATCCAGCGCTCTGTTGCGTCCCTGAACGTGCCTTTCACGCCATTGAACTGATCTTGCAGGTTGACCCGTGTTGACAAGTTGATCGGGCCGCGCAGGTCGTCCAGGGTTAGAGTTTTGACAGGCGCAACATAATCGCCGACCTTCAGCTTCCATTTACCAGCGCCCCAGAACAGTGAACCAGCGCAGGCTGTCATCATGCTCTGCAACACGTCGCCGTGGCTCTGGTTTGCCTGCGCCACACCATTGATCGTGTAGCGGTCCTCGGTGCCACCTTCTGCAAGGGTTACGTTTTCGTCGCAGATGTTGGCCGCAGCCGCGAAGTCAACATCATCAATTTGAGTGTCGTTCAGACCATAGCTGCTGGCGATATAGTCTCGCACGCAGAGTGCTGCGTTGTTGCTGTAGGCAGTTGATGCAGTGCGTGGGTCATAGACCTTCTTGCCCCGCACCACTGCGGTCACAAGAGGCAGGCCGTTGGCGAACACGTCCTGGTCGTACTCATATCTGATGTAGAGATAAGCAATCCCACGCCCGCGAAAATCACTGGTAATCTGCTCGCTCTCTGAAAGCAGGTCGCTGTCGGCTGCTTGTGCCGCCGTGCCTAAGTTCTTTTTGATCCTGATCTTACTGTTCCACGGCGTGGACGTGACAAAGCCGTTGTTGTCGAGCGTGACTACCTCATCGTTTAGATAGATGTCGTTAATGGCTTCAACTTCATGCCCAGCCAAGACAAGGATCTGATGCAGATATTTGTTGTTTGCGCCAGTGGTTTCATAATAGGTGATCACCCCGCCCTTGCGGGTTTCGCCGTAAACAAAGTCAAACGGAGATATAGGATCTCGCGCGTTGACTAGCTGACCAGTTTGGCCAGCGTCAAACGTTGGTTTCGGCGCGAGCGCACCAAGCGCCCAAGACGTGACAAGGCTGATACCGATGGAGACTGCGGTGCTTGCGAGAAAGAAAGCAGGTGTCCCAGCAACAAGACTTGGGAATATTAAAGCCGTGAGCGTAACTGGGTCACGCGGCGCAACATCCCAATCGCGGTGGCGCATAACATTGTAAGGCAGGCCGCTTTTCATCTTGGTATCCACGCTTTATCGATGTCGTCTAGCGGATAATATACCACACCCGCCTGAGAAATAAACGCTGCCTTGGTGCCAACACAGATGCCTAGAGCATACCCAATCAGCCAGCGTTCCGCCTTCTTGGTGGCGACCAACGAACCGCGCGGTGGGACGTGCTTCACCTCTTGCAGTTTGCGTTCAATCGCCTCGTCAAAAGTCTGTGCGCCGAACTTGGCCCTCATGCGAGAAGGCAGCATTGGCTCCCCACCGTGGGACATATATTCGCCTACCCAATCGTCCGCATAGCCCGCGCCGTGATATGCCTTGAATGCGTCATTGCTGAACGTCAGGCAGTCATGCGCACCCCATCTGAACGGCGTAGACCTTACCGAACGGAGATACTGATTTAAGCGCTTGAGCGACCCCATACCACTTCCGCGTCTTGAATAGCGCTGACGTAATCGAAGAACGTATCGCCAGCATACCGAGCCTTCTGCGTTTCCGAGGTATATCGCAGGTTGCTTGCCTTCTCTGTCTCTACCAGCTTGCTGTCCACCGTCGCCACAATGACGCTGGAATCCCCGCTATCCTCAATGGGCATGGTGTTGACGCTACCTGCGAAAACCTCAACGATGTCTGTGATGTTGGTCACGCCGAACAACACCCGGCATCGACGCCTTTGATATGGCTCTTGCAGCGCCAGCGAAACTAGGTCAGTAGCCACCCCGCTCAAGTTAATTGTGATGGCTTTGGCCGACAGATCGGCCACCTCAGACAAGCCTTGGATATTGAGCAGGCTCCCGGCCCCGACGTAGGTGTTACTCTCAATTGTCCTGTCGCCATATCCCGTCCAGAGCCTCACAGTGCCGCTGTCAAACGCAAGTTCAACCGCATAATACGGCTGCACCTCTGACTGCGCTAAGGCCGACAAAAGCGCTGAAGGGACTGTCCTTGACATTAGATAGCCTCCATCGCGCCAAAGGTGATGCCGTAGATGCTGGCCTCATTGATTGACCAGGCTTGCTCGTTGGTGGACAGGCGGAAGATGCCTTTGGTGTTTGAAAGACCGGCTGACGTTGAAGACTGCGCGGTGCGAAGTGCAGGCCAGATTTCAAGATCGGCAGCGGCACCCGTGCCTGTATAGTTGATCAAAACCTTGTGGAGCGTCCTGTCGCTTCCAGTGCCGAGATCAATGTAGTCGCCAGCCAGAATCGTCTGGCCGGATGGAACGGTAGCGTCCACAGTGCTGTCGCCCGGCGACCCAGTAATCGTGCAGGACTGCGCCGTGCCACGCAAAGATGTTCTCAGCGGGTCACCCAAGGAAAATGTTCCGTACTGGCCGCGCAGTGACAGCAAGAACGCAAGCCAAGTTTCTGCATCTGCCGTCTTCATAGGTGGCAGCGTCACATCAGCAGCCCACGCCTGGCCAGAATAGGCATGCGCCTGTCCAGCGAAGGTGAACGGTGACATGCTGTAGGCCACGGCGTTGATGGCCCGCAGTTCGATCTGCGCGATGCCCGTGTGGGATGGAAGCGTCAAAGGGTAACTGATGGCCATTATGCAAACGCCCTTCCGTATGATCCGCCGCGCCGCTTGGCATCAACAACCGCTGACTTCGCGGCATCTGCAATCTGCGGCATAAGCTGCTTGATCTCTGTCCGCACAGTCTGCTGCACGCCGGTCGAAACATTGATCGTCTGGTTGACGATGACGCCGCCGCCCTGCCCTTTAGTGTGGTCAACAATAGTCTCGCGCGGGTGCAGCATGGCCATAAAGCCACCTTTGCCGTCTAAGCCGCCCGCACGCGCGCCGTTGCCCGTGTAGCCGCCGCCGTCGCCGGATGGAAAGCTGGGCAGGCCGAAAGAGCCGGTGTAGGTTCCGCTCGCTGGCAGCGCTGCAAAACCAATGGCGTCAGAAATAAAGCCAGTGATCCGCTTTACCACGAAGACGCGATACAGTTCTTTGATGATGCTGCTGGCCATGCTGCGGAAGGCGTCTGCTACAGAGGATGTGCCGTCAATGATTGACATGAAGCCGGTTTCGAATGCTCCTTCGATGCTTTTGTTCAGATCCTTCAACTTTTGCATTTCAGGCGTCAGTGCGGAAACACTTTGCTTGATCTTTTTCATTGCGCCACCGCCAGATTCGCCAAGTGCGTTAAATTGCTCAGTTAGATTTTCAATCTCTACTGCTTGCTGGCCAGCGGTGTCGGCAGCAGCCGCAATCTGATCTAGGCTTGCGCCAGCCTTGCTTAAATCAATAGCTGCTTTGGCAGCAGCCTCTGAATACTCTACGGATGCACCACGCTGCGCTGCCGCTATTTTTGCGTTCAGGATAGCAATCTTTTCTTGTTGGGTCATTGCCGACGTGGCGGCGGATGCAAGGGCATCACGCAGAATTATTGCGCCGTTAGCAGCGCTATAAATCTCGCCAGAAAGACCCGCAACAGATTCTTCAGTCGCCTTCGCAGCAGCTTCAGTCTCTGCAAAGGTCGTATTAAGATCTAAGGCTGCAATTGCGCTCTCAATAAGCTGACGGTACAGTTCTCGCTGCTCTTCGGTGGCGGAATCTATGCTGCCAACAATCTTCAAGAATGTTGTTCTAACATCTTCCAACTCTTTTGCAATTTGGGTTGGACCTTCTGCTGCGCCGAGATCAGACAATTCCTTCGCAAGGTCAAATGCCTCCAAAAGGGTTGCCCCCATTGTGTTTTGAAGGTCAAAAATCTTGTCGTTATAGGTGTCCACAGCATCATTGGCAGCGCGAAACTGAGCATCGCTTTGTTGTGATGCGTCGTTAATGCTTTCTCCAAGGTCTTTAAATGCGTCCTCGGCTTTCTGAATTTCTTCTCTAGATATATCAGCAAAACTGCCAAATTCATCGCGCAGCGCGACCACGGTTTTGCCTAAAATTCCGATTGCGTCCAATCTGCGGAGATTAGCCTGAGCCTCAAATAGCGTTCTAGCCCCCTCTGCGGCATCTTTATATTTGTCCTCCAAATCACTGGAGGACATATTGGCGCGTTTGGCTGCGCTTTGATAGTCCGACAAGGCCTTGGAAAGGTCTTCAACTCCTTCCTGAAATGATTGCCCTTGAGAACGGGATTTTTCAAAGGCAACCCCAACAGCAGAAGCAATTGCTACGACAGCACCAATCACAGCGCCCATCGGGCCAAAAATGCCCAAAAACTGAGAGCCTTGCTGGCCAAACGCCTGCACGGCGCTGGTGCCGTTGGCAACCTGAACGGCAAAGTCACCAACCTGGTAACCGGCTTGCTGGAGCGCACCCTTGGCCCACTTGTTGGTCGCCACAACATTCGCATTGTACTGCGATGTTGACTTCTGGATCGTGTTGTTCAGATTTTTCATTCGGGTCTGAACCTGCTGGATTTGCGGCAGACCCGTGACGTTCACGCCAATGTTGATATCGAGGTTTTCACCGAGACCTTGTGCCATCTTTCTCGCGCTCCTCAAGTATCATGAAATATGCGATCCATTCATTGTACTCGCTTATGCTGATTTCCTCAATCTCGGCGATTGTTTTGCCAAGACGTGCAGCCAGCCCGATCAAGTTCACCCTGAATGAATCGCCCTTTAGTTTTTTAGGTGTTCCTCGACACTGGTTCCCGTGAACACTGCGGTGAACACTTTGGTAATGACCGAAAGAGGTTCGCCCATAAGGATCGCTTTATCCTCCAGCGTGAACGCTTTCTCGCCGTTGTCCAGTTCGCACTTTTCAATGATCACCTCAACCATGCCAGCCATCGTGACGTTGTTCAAAAAGCCAGGATGCTTGCGCTGGATCTTGTCCAGATCGCGCGCAGTAACATCCACAGAATAGAGGAGAAGGGGTTCATCCCCCTCTCCCCATTCTGCGACTTCGGTGACCTTGCGCTCTTGCTCAGAGCGCTTGGCCGCGATGCGCTTACCAAGGCTCATGTATTACACCGTGGTCTGTGTCAGAGCGCCGTTTCCTTGAACCGAGATGGACATCTCGACCAAGCCGTCAAACGAGGAATTGACACTGCGCCCGGTGACGATTGCAGATCCGGTCAGATAGGTGTCGCCAGACGCATCGCCTTCTGGGTAGAGGTTCAGCGTGACTTCTGCACCGATGGTCAGAGCGCCCTGACCAGTGGTGTCAGTCTCATCCCACAGAACGTCAACCGACCCCGTAAAGGTCGTCAGCGACGGCTTGTAGGTGCGAGCGGTATCGCCCATCGTGGTATCTTCAAGCGTGTCTGCGCTTTCCTCAATTGAGAAAGAGCGGATTTCCGCAATGGCATTGGAACCGACCTTTACGGTCCCTTCGCTGCCGGTATGTGTAGCCATAGGAGCCTCCTGTTATCTGGCCGTTTCAACGTCACCGATACTACTAACATATCGGATCGTATACGTTAAGCGTGCCACGCCAACAGGACGTTCCGCATCGCCATCAAAGTCAATCTCGGTACTAATTAAGATACTATCTTTCACAAGGCCATTCAGCGTGTAATCCGCCGCAATGGCCTCTTCGATCTGAACGCACAGCGCGTCCACATCATCGTCAAAGGTATCGACTGCCCGCACATACGCATCAACCACAAGGCTGAGATCCCGCGC